GCCAATAATTGACATCCAGAATCTTGAAAACTCTTCGATTACCATGTTTGCCTCATCTCTACTGCTTGTGGCAAATATAGCATTTACAATATCTCTAAAAGCAATTCTATCAAATTTTTCTTCAACTAGCATTTTAGGATTTAAACCAGCATCATATTTTCTATTTGCTTCTTGTACTGCTGAAATATGTGTCCAAACATTGTGTGCCATTTGTAGTGTATAACTGAATGAGTCCCAAGAAGTTTTACCTTCGTTACCCATTTTGTTTAAATCACCAGGCTTGTAACAAGTGACATCTTTCAGCATTAATCTTTTGCTAACTGCACTGTCTAAAAAATTATTAAAGATGCCTTTTTCTAATACAGCATCTCTAAACAATTTTGTTTCAGATGAGAAATCTTTATTATCAACACTTGGTTGCATTCTATAAGTCCATTTCTTTTTGTCTTCAATTTCAATATCAGTGTATATCTGTCCGTTTGCACTTGCTAAAAAAGGTGAAGCACAATCAAATGTAATCATAAAGTTTGGATTGTGATACTTTCTAATTGCTCTTTGAACATCTGTTAGTAGCACTGCCCACTCTAATTTACTTGTACCTAAGAAGTGCATCACATCATGTACACCTTTTTCTAGTAAGCCGTCAAATCTTAAAGCCACTAGACGTTTCAATGCCAAGTGTATATCACACATATTCTGACCACCCATTGCCCAACCATTAAAGTGTGTGCTAGGATGTATCTTTGGATCACAATAGTCTTTCATTTGTGTGTACCAATCGTCTGCTTGTTGGAAGTTTTCACCTTGCAGTACATTTAAAAACTTACAATTACCATTTCTATTTTTCATAAAATAGTCGTTATTAATTTTTGTACCATCAACTGCTTCTTGATATGAACTGATTTTACTTGCCGCCGCACCCGCAGGAGAACGAGATACCCAAGCAGGTATATCCAATATCATACCATAGTCCATATTACCATCCATAAACGCCAACACTTGTTCACGTTTCTTTTTAGCCTTAGGACAATTAGAATCTTTCCAATCACCTTCCCAAACACCTTTACCAATCTGGAAACCACCTGAATCGCCAAGTACCCAATTGTCTTTTCTGTCTCTATTTCTAATAATATCGTCTCTTACAGAAAAGTGATCCATATTCAAATCAGCATGACCCGCCGAATATAAATGCCACTTGTAATAGAAATAAGTGTCTTTGGAACTCATATAATTCATTCCTTCAACACCATGTTCAAAGTTTTGAGGTACTCTTTCAGGTTTTATGTAGTCTTCTTGATGTCTTGCTTTACCAAGATCCCTAGCATAAAAACTGCTTAATGCAGGAAGAAAAGTTGCATAGTCTTTCTGCTTTTCAGTTAGATTATCAGTTGGTATCTTCTTATCCATATACTACTTTGTTTGTGCAGGCAATATGTAATTGTATTCACCAATTCCACTATCTACTGTAATCTGCATTGCTCCTTGATCAGAAATACTCATTTTAACTTTCCCATCAAGACTTAAAATACTGATTACTTGTTGTATCGGCCAACTCCAAGTGTTTTTTAATTCACCTGTTATATCAGATTGAAATACAAATGATCCTGCGTGTGAATTAGCATCACCAAAATAAAACATCAATGTATTATTTTCTGTCTTCACAGTAAACACAGTTTCTTCAACGTGTGCCGCCGCCTGTAATTTTAATCTTTGTATTGCCGCAAGTTTAGGTTCAAAATCAATATCCCAATTAGATCCTTTAAATTTAACAGATTTTAATTTTTCATTAATAATTTCAGTACTCATAAATCTGTAATCATTTTTAAAATCACCACCTGCATTTTCAAAGTGAATATGCGTTGGAATAGTTTTGCCATTTCTCTCTGCTGACTTAACTTCGATCTTTGCTTCTTTTTGATACTCTGGACATTTCAAGTGCAAAGCCAATTTGTCTAAATTAGGCATACCAAATACACCATCAAATTCATTTACTTTATTATTTGTGTTTGCTGAAAGAATAACTGATCTGTCTTCAGCCATACTTTCTATTTTTGTTTGTTCTTCATTGCTTACTTTTACAAGGCTAAGAAATCCTAGCGAATGTGTATGTGCAACGATGTCTTGTAAGATGTCTTTCATATTATTATTCTCCTGTTTATTACATTATATTTAGGTTTTGACGAAAAGTCAATGACTAATTGTTCCATCTTGATTTCACTCCAAAATGTTTATAAGCCTTCTGCACACTTTTGGCTTGAAAATAACAATCAGCCAATGCGTTGTGTAGTGACATTTGTATGTCTTTTCTTGGATCTTTTGGTAACATATTGAATAGAGTTCTTGAATCTCTAATTTGCCAATAGTTCCATGGGACTGGTTGTCCCAATTGAGCATACAAATTCTGTAATATGGCGTAATCAAAAAGTGGACCTTGGCACCATAATTCGTCTATGCCTACACACCATTTGTTTAATTGTTTTACCATACTGTTTAATGAAACTCTATCTTCATCTCCTAGTGCTTCATCTCTAATTTTTTCATCTTGTCGACCCCACCATTCTAAAGTGCCTTCATCAACGTGTCGACTTAATTCACTTTGTTCATCTACATCTACTCGTAGGTACAATCCTGCGTGTGGTTCTGAATCTGTGTAAGGATCAAACTTTATAGCACCCAATGTCAATACAGTAGCATCTGGTCTGGTGCTTAATGTTTCTAAATCTATCATTCCGTGTACAGCCATCTATCCTCCAAAATCAAATAGGTTGTTAAATGTATTTTTGCTTTCAGTTGACTTGATATCCCAACCTAATACTCCAAGCAAGTTGCCTAATTTGTTATCAATTATTGTGCTTTCCATTGTAGCATCATCAAATGGCAATTCTTTAAACCATTGTGGAATATGCAATTCGTCTACAGGATATGCAACACTAGTAAAGTCCAATGGATTCTTTTTCAATTTACATACAATTACTTTCATGCCATCCATAATTTCTTGTGAATACTTGTCGCTGTTCATACGTTTAAGTGTGTTCCAGTTGATACTTGCTCTAACGTGTCCAGGCATATTTGCTTTACCTTGACGTGCTTCTTTTTTAGCATATTCGCCTATGTTGTTTGCTCTACGTGGAGATCCTTTCTCCCAGCCAGGTCTAGTTTTAAACTCATTTCTGAATTGTGTGATTTTATCCAACACTTGTTCTTCTGTGTTATTGTTCAGCACCATTAATAATAATTCAGATAAAAAACTTTGAATATAAACAGGAGTATCTGATCTTTTTAAATCTAGTCCCATTGCTTTAATTTTGCCACTTTTTCCGTCTTGATCAGTTCTGAATCCTTCTAAGTCATATATCAATATGGCATATCTTTTCTTTGTAATAAACAAACCTGATGTTGCCACACTTTCTCTACCTGCTTGAATAACTTCTGCTCTTGATCTCATACAATGAAATGCTTGTCCCATAAACTTTTTAAATGAATTGTTCACTTCACCTGCCACTTGATCATACAATTTTACAACACTTTCTTTAGTCCAAGGAATTTTTCCTTCGTCTATTTCTTTTTTCAATACTTCATATGCTGAAAAGTATGCTGAATCTGTATCACCATATATCATTGCTTTACCAACATGGTTGTATTCACCTGTTATCACTTCATTGATCTTGGATGCCATGTGTTTAGATATCTGTCTACCTGACAGTGTAGTTGATTGTCCAATACGTTTATCAAAGAATCTACAACCAGGATTAAGAATAGCACCATACAAACTGTTCAAGTTAATCTTCTTAACCAACTGTCGTTTGTCCCAGTACTCAATCTCTGCAGCATTGCCTGCGTCCTTTGCTTTCTTTAACATCTTCTGCATGTCTTTACGTTCAGCATACCAACGCTTTAAAATACCCGGAATAACACCTTCAAACTGTGTTGTAAAAATTGTGCCGTTTGAACTAAGCATCCAAGGTTGCTGACTATCAAATACTGCTTTGTATATTTCAGCACCACTTAGTACATCACTACCACCAGACTCCCAGTCAATAGTTAGTGCAATATCACGCTTTTGTTCCATGACTGCTTCGTATTCTTCTACACTAAAACGTCCTTCCCAAGACCCTGCAAATGACTTCTTTTTAAGCGTCATATCTTCGTGTACACGGGCTTCGCTTATGTCTGGACGTATTTGCCCTATGATAGTTTCAGGCGCCATATTAAGGGCTCTAATAACACTAGGATACAGACTGTTCAAATCCATTGAACCAATCCATTTGTGCAAACCTTTCTTTGGAAAAGCAACATAAGCACCAGCGGCTTGTGTGTTCTCTGTGTCGTCACGTTTAGGTCTGTTAGGAACTTGTAAGCCTCTATTGTGTGCTTCGTTAATAATACCTTGCTCTGTAACAGCAACAGCACCCATAGTGGTCTGTAACAAGACTGTATTCTCGTGTGCAACAGTATTTGAAAGATCAATAAATCTTAGTTTTTTGTCCAGCTTGTCCAGTAGTGCGGTATCTTGTATGTTGTATTCGATGAACTTTCTAAAGTCATTGTTGTACAACTGGTCCAAAGTGCCTTCATAAGGGACTTTGTTTTCACCAACTTCGATTTCGCCAATAGCATCAAGCCTGTAAGTGTGTCGTTCTTCATATGTGTATTTACGATATAATTCCAAACTATCTAAATGCACTCTACCTATTAGGTCAAAGGTAACAGCTGATTTACCATACTTTTCATATTCACGTTTCTTGGGCAATTGCCCCCACAAGCAGAATCTACGTGTGTCATCTTTGCTTAGTACACGACTTGTTCTGTTTACAGTATACGGAATATCATAACCTTCACTGTTCCAACCTGACAAAATATCAGCATCTTCAATTAGCGTTAAGAAGGTATCAATCATTTCACCTTCTTTTTCAAACAGCATTACATTTTCAATGCCTTCTAGTTCTTTTTTAGCTTGCTCCATTGTAAGTGTTTTAGGCGGAACAGCCAAGCACACCATTGTCTCCATCCACTGTAAGTATACACTAATACTTGTAATAGGCATGAATGGATCAGCAGGATCAGCAAAGCCACGCTCTGGATCAAAGTCTGTCTCAATATCAAAGAAAGCAATGTTTAGTTTAGGAGCATCTTGATTAAGATAGTTTTCACTTAAACATTGAAAAATAGGATTGATGTCGCTTTCGAATAGTTTTTTATCTCTGTTGATAGCAACTTCTTTGCGAAAGTCTTTTGTGTTCTTACATACAATACGTGTTAGAGGATCACCAAATACACTCTTGTACTTGCCTCTTTCGTCTTTATAATAAAATGTGTATTTTGCATTATACTCGTGATAATGTCTTTTTCCGTCTTTGCGTTCAACTACTCTGATTATGTCAGAGTCGCGATCAAATAGTGCGTCTACGTAACTCATATGTCTCCTTCGTTGCTTATGGCCAACTTAACCTTCATACATGCCTAGCTACTGCTATTGGCGTTATTAATACTTATTAAAACAACAAGCCCGCAACATAAATTACGGTTAGTCCTGCGTTCATAACAATTAAACTTTTTTCTTTCCATAGGACACCAACAAGTATCCATAGACTGTTGCTAATAATGAATGCCCAAATGTACAAAGGGTAAACATTAAATGCGGCTAAGGTAGCGGCTGTCAATAAACATATTGTAGCCACCCACGCTAGCCATTGATACGGTTTTACCACCATCCAGCAGCCACTCCGTATCCAAACACGTTAATAACAGCAAAGTATCCTGTTAGTAACATAACCCATGCCGCACCTCTTCTAACTGCGGCATAACACTGTGTAATCGATCCTACAAAAAAGAACGGATAGATAATTAACATATTAGGATCTCTAGCATTAAACGCTAATGTTAAACTAGCGGCTACTGTAAAGATAAAACTAACAAGTTCAAATGCAAATGCAATTTTGTCACTTTTATAACTGTTGATCCAAAAGTCTTTTATTTTTTGCACTAGATTTTATCTCTTCCTACTGTAGCTACTAGTGTTTCTAAGTCATCAAACTCATCTGCAACTTTTAACCATTCGCCTTTTTGTGCAATTTTAATTGCTTTGTTAATTAAACTTGGTTTTACATCTAATTCTTCTGCTACTGCTTTCACGGTATCTTTTAACCCTGCATTTAGGTCTTCAATCTCTTGCAATACTGTAACACCTTCGTTGACAAGACGTTCAAGTTTTGCTTTTTCTTCTGCACCATAGGTACGTTCACTCATAATTTACTCCTTGTAGT